TCAGGCCTCCTCAACGTCGTGATACTCTTCGCACGCCTGCAGCGTGTTCTGGATCAGGGTGGCGACGGTCATCGGGCCAACGCCGCCGGGAACCGGGGTGATGTAGGACGCGCGTTCGGCGGCATCTTCATACACCACGTCGCCGACCACTTTGCCGCTTTCCAGACGGTTGATGCCGACATCGACCACAATCGCCCCTTCTTTAATCCACTCGCCAGGAATAAAGCCCGGTTTGCCCACCGCGACGATCAGCAGGTCGGCGTTTTCGACATGATGGCGCAGGTTTTTTGTAAAGCGGTGGGTGACGGTGGTGGTGCAGCCGGCCAGCAGCAGCTCCATGCTCATCGGGCGACCGACGATATTGGAGGCGCCAATGACCACCGCATTGAGGCCGTAGGTGTCGATATTGTAGCGTTCCAGCAAGGTCACGATACCGCGCGGAGTGCACGGACGCAGGCGCGGCGCGCGCTGGCACAGGCGGCCAACGTTGTAAGGATGGAAGCCGTCGACGTCTTTATCCGGCGCGATGCGCTCGAGAACTTTGACGTTATCGATCCCTGCCGGCAGGGGCAGCTGAACCAGAATACCGTCGATGGTCTTATCGGCATTCAGAGTGTCGATAAGCTCCAGCAGCTCGGCTTCGCTGGTGGTTTCCGGGAGATCGTAAGAGCGGGAGACGAAGCCCACTTCTTCACATGCTTTGCGCTTGCTGCCGACATAAATCTGCGAGGCCGGGTTGCTGCCGACCAGCACGACGGCCAGCCCAGGGGCGCGTTTTCCGGCCGCAACGCGAGCCTTCACTTTTTCCGCAACCTCAGAGCGTACCTGCTGCGCAATCGTTTTACCGTCAATAATTTTTGCTGCCATCAGAGAGAGGATTCCATCTGTATCTTTACGAAAGGGGGATGAGGATATTTTGTCAGAAGCGGGCCTCGCTGTCAGTCCTCGTTTGCTGTTTTATCCTGTCTGAGGCTAATTTAGCCTGTTATGGCCATAGTTATTACATGGTTATAAGTGCGTTGCGCCTGGCCACTGAGTCGATTTACGCGCGCATTAGGCCCGGCGGTATGCTTCTTGTACAGTTGGTGGAGGATATTTCGCCAGCGTCGTATAAGCCCCGCAGTTTCCTGGCAAAATGGATTGACTCAACCGACGTGGACCGTATAATTCCACGCGTTTCACTCCGCGAAGCACTCGCTTCTCAGGGCGCCCTTAGCTCAGCTGGATAGAGCAACGGCCTTCTAAGCCGTAGGTCACAGGTTCGAATCCTGTAGGGCGTGCCATTAAGAAACAAGCACTTACGCCAGTTTTAAACCAGCCTGATTTCCTCCTTGTGTCGTATTTGTGTCGCTAGCGCCAAAAATGGCGTCAATTTTCCGTGCGTGTTCGGTCAGGTGGTTCGGCGCCAGGTGAGCATAACGACGTACCATCTCGATGCTCTCCCATCCTCCCATTTCCTGTAAAACAGAAAGCGGGACGCCGGACTGGATCAGCCAACTCGCCCAGGTGTGCCGGAGGTCGTGAAAACGGAAATCCTCGATCCCCGCTTTTTTCAACCCGGCGCGCCAGGCGTTATTGTCATCCACCCGCATTTTTCTAACCGCGGGCGTCAGCGTTCCATCAGGGCGATGCTTTGCCGTCGTGTGAACAAACACCCATCGGGAGTGCTTCCCTATCTGATCCCTTAATACCCTGCATGCGGTATCATTCAGAGCTACGCCAATCGCCTTGCCCGCTTTTGCGTTCTCCGGATTTACCCATGCAACCTTTCTCTGCATATCGACCTGCTGCCACTCAAGCCCGATGATGTTTGAGCGGCGCAGGCCGGTTGCCAGTGCAAATATCACCACTGGCTTAATACTCTCCGGCATGCACTCGATCAACCGCTCAGCTTCTTCTCTGGTCAGCCACCGTATCCGCTTACTGATCGGCTTGCGGGTTTTGATAACAGGAGCTGTTTTTATCCAGCCCCAGTCATTCGCCGCGGCCCTGAGAAGGGATCGAATAAAGGAAAGGTGTTGCGCCTTTGTCGCCTGCGAAACCTGCCGTGGTTTGTACTCCGGAACAGGCTTACCCTTCCTCAGCGCGGCATCACGCTTACTCTCCCACACCTGCAGGTGTTTACGGTTGATCATCCCGTTAACGGCTTCATGAACTTCCTCCGCCGTTATCTTCGAGACATCACGTCCGGAAAAATGCTGCAGCCAAAACTCAATTTTGGTTTTGTCATCATCCAGCGATCGCTTATGGTCCTTTTCGCGCAGCCACCGGATACAGCATTCTTCGAAGGTTCTGACTGGCAGATCGCCGATCTGGTCAACCCGCCACGCTTCCGCCTTCAGCTTGTCGTGGAGCTCCTGAGCCTGCTTTTTGTCCCCCGTGCCAAGAGATCGCCTAACTCTTTTTCCTGACGGCGTAAAGAAATGACAGTGCCACACGCCGCCCCTGAGGGTGATTGACATAAAACTTCTCCTTTATGTTCACCCGCGTTCGCGATGACAGGATCGCGCGGGGTTTTCAAATATGCAATACACGCAGCCTCGGTCGTTCTGTACTTGTTGCCGACCTTGCGGCCGGCGAGCTCTCCAGAATCAATCAGGCGGTAGATCACCCGCGCAGACACGATGAGCAAATCGGCGGCCTGCTGTGCTGTTATCGGTTTGTCAGATGCCATATCACCTCCGATGCTTACCGCGTAATTCCTCTTCTTCCTGACAGTCAGCACAGCGCTGGCATCCCGCCACCAGTTCCCGGCGGCGCTCGGGTATCTCTTCCCCGCAGTCGCGGCAGTGAGTAGCTGAAACAGCCGCATGATTGATGCGCATGTTCTGGATGGTCATTTCCAGCCGGCGCTCTGCCAGCTCGTTGGCCTGATCTATGAGTTCTGCGCTCATGCTGCCTCCAGATTCCCGATCCGCTTTAACTCAGCCAGCGATACGGTCGTGATGATGTGTCGCGGGGTGATGTACGGACGCCAGATAAACAGAAGCGAGCCTTTGGGGTTGCTCTGGCGCTTTCCTGTAACGGATGCCGGAACAAACTGAACACGGCCGCCGGTTATGAGCCTGAGTTCATCAGCTGATTGCATGGCTGAAATAAACCAGCCAGTAGAGATGTCAGCAGGTAACAGCATCACTACGGCCTGAGACTGCGCCCGAGATTGTTCAGCAGCTTTTTCCACCCATGGACCGATATCGGAATAGGGCGGGTTACACCAGATCGCCCCGTATGACGACCATTCGCTGTTCAGCGAGTCATCCAGCTCAGTGATATAGTGAGCGCATAGCGCATTACTCTCAGAGGCTGCAGCATCCAGCCAGAAGCCAAACTCGCGGTCGAGCGCGTTGAAAATTTCAATCGGCGTTTGCCAGTAGTCACGTTCATTTTTTGGAGTTTTCGATCCGCCATAATCAGTCATTGCGCACCTCTTTTCGTATCTGCCTTTCTCATGCGGCATGGTCGTGGTTTTTTATGTTGGAAATCTCTTTATCCAGCTCATCCAGGAACTTTTTCACTTCGGACTCAATCTCATTTGCCAGTGCTTCGTCGAAGTGAATGCGCTTTTTGAAATAGGCGAGGTCTGGCGGTAGACGATCGTCGAAACTAACGAAATCACACCATTTACGCCCTGTGCACATCATCTGAGCGTGCATCTGCAGCAGGTACTGGCGTTTTGGCTCGCCAGTTTTTAAGGTCTCAAGATGAGTCCAGGTGTTGGGGCACTTAATTTCGATAAGCCCATCACCATTAACAAGCCCATCAGGACTTGCTGCGAATCCTGGTATAGTTGGGTGATCGATAAGCCCCACCTCAGTGATTTCGGCATCGAACTCATTCAGCGCATACATCTCGCGTGCTACCGGCTCGAGTTCTGTTCCGCGTATCATTGCGGCGTTGGAGAAACCTTCTTCAAGCTTCCCGGTGAGGCGCTGGCAAATCAGCTCGGCCATGTAGTTCTGTCGGCTTGCTGCATAGCCAGACTTGGTTCTGGCCATGACGTCAGCAAGGCGGCTGGCTGTGACTTTTCCGCAGCGAGCGGCAAACCATAGTGGGGTGCGTTGTTCCATCATTTATCCTCCGGCGCTGCGGCATCGACAGGTTCTGCGCTGTCGACTGCAAGGCTCATGTCATACATGCGACGCTTCTCAACCGCGCCGATAACCTGTTTCTCTTCTGCGCTTAACGCCACCCAGAATTCCTGATACTTAACAGTTCCAAGGCGTGCGGCAGACTCGCCTTTTGCGATCAGTTCCGGGCGGCGACTATCAGATTCATGCCCTACATGAACCTCTGCCGCACTCCCTTCAATCACGCGCTCGGCTTCGTCCTGATCGAAAATGCCAGCAAACCCAAATGCGAGACGCGCACACTGGATCAGCGTCTTGTGACGAAGCATACGGGTAGGATGGGACTGCCATGGCTGAGTGTTACGTTTACACTCTCCCATGTACTCAGTAACGATGGTCGGGTGTGTGCGGTCTTTCCGGTATATCTTGCAGGTACACGCGCCTTCTTCCTTGTCGTAGGCAAACTCCATTCCATCAAACTGAGGATGTTCGTTGATGATTCGGGCCCAGCCGTCAACGCCGACCACTGGAACAATTCCGCCTTTATCCGGGAATGCATAAATCTCTTTCGTCCACGGGTTTAGTCCGTACTGGTTGGCGACGATCAGCAGTGCCGTGAACTGCTCATCAGTGACATTCCCACCCTTAAATGCTGTATTTTTCAGAGTGTTCATCAGGTCAGTTCCGGCATCCATGCCGAGGCGGGAGGCAAGCTTCCCGGCCATTGTAGAAAGTGCTGTGCTCATAGAATTCCCCTCAAAGTTAAAACGGGCAGCCGGTGCGGTGATCCCAGTCGTATTCCGCCTGGGCGTAAGCTACTGCCGAAATGAGATCGTTATATGCCTCGCCAGCTGCATCGCTGCGGAGGCCTTCGTATGGGCTTTTGTCCATCGGTACAGAGAAGCGGAACAGGCCTGACGGCTCTTTCGGCAGGGCGTCGATAATTTCCTGCGCCCGATCGTCAATCCACTTTTCCTTCTCTTCGTCCAGCGTTTGCTCAGCCCACTTACGCTCTTCGATCACGTCGTATGCGCGGTATGCGTTCATAGCTCGCTCCTGAAATTTGGTTGTAAGAATCCCCGGCGCGATGAAAGCCGCCTGATAGCTCAGTTAAATTCGTGCGCTGATATGCTCGGTTAATGCGTCCCGGCTGGTACCAGGTTCGGCAGCAGGTCGCGTGCCTCAAATGCTTTGCGAATGTGGCGCAGGTTGCCTTGCGGCTCGAACCAGAAGGTTTCTTTCAGGTAGTCACGTGAAACCTTCCAGGTGGCGCCAGTTTTAGCGTTACGCATCATCACGGCGCGTCCGCTGTTAGGAATTGAGTTAGCCATTGAACACCCCCGTAGCGTGCAGAATTTTGATAATCAACGCTGTCCAGATAACGCCGCAGATCAGCAGGCAGTAAATCAGTGAACGAATGCCGTTTCTGCTCATACCGCACCCCAGCACTGAACGCTTACGAATGCGACCAAAGCCAACAACAGTGCCACCTTCACCTTGAATCTGTTCCACGCAGGAACCTCATGTTCTCGGATCATCTCTTCACCTTTGCCTTATCGCGGCTAACGGGACGTTTTGACTTCACCCCGGCGTTGCCGGTGTTGTTTGGATGAGATGATAATGTACTAATGGTTCATCAATGTAAAGTACCAAAAGTACATTTTTAATTTGGCAATAGTTCATTTCAATGTAAGTCAATGAACTTAAAGTATATTTATTTTGCGTTTTGTTTTTGGTGATGGTTGTTTGGCAGTAGAGCTGGCACTGGATGTGCTGATGCTGCGGGAAGAGTAGGGCAATAAAAACCCGGCGCGGTGGCCGGGTCGGGGTGGTTAAATTATTTTCTTGATCATATAGTTACGACGGGAAGTATTTATTCGCTCATTATAAACTTCAGAAACACTAGCAGTTAATGTTATGCGCTCACCAACTTTATATCTATTTTGAATATCCTGAAGCATATCAATTGGATATGATGCTTTAATCTTTCCATTGTCACTTGCGATTTCAAGCTTTCCATACATAGACAAGACTGCCAGTTCACCAGAAATAATTTCATCGGGTAGCTTAGAAATTTTAGTCATGGCTAATCTATTGGTAAGGCGATGAATGCCATCAGAATTTATCGAGACATGTTTAGTCCCATCACTGAGTGGGCCAATCCAGGTAAGATCAAAATTCAAGCTATTCCTTTCGCATTCATCAATAATATTCTTAAGGTTAATCGTTGAATTCGAACCAATTTCAGAAATTTTAGCCATAAAGGTTTCTTCATCTGCTGCTTCAAGCAATGAGAAAATTTCCTTCACAGCTTGGCTAGACACTGTTTCAACAAGTTCACATGCGCCAGTGGAAAAAGTAACTCCGAGCTTTGTCGAGCCTGGACCTAGGTCTGCAAGCCTCAAATTTAGCGAATTTTTAACATCATTTGGGACGCGTCGCGAGTCCTTCCCAGAGCCAATACGATGTACTGCTTTCTGTACCAACGCCGCTAAATTTCCTGAAATAATTGACAGGATTTCTAATGGTATTGAGCCAAGATCAACCAAAACACCTTTTAGACGCAGTTCCATAAAATCCTGCAAGGGATGCTTGTTTTCGATGGCTAGTTGTTCAGCCCGGAGATCGCTTAAATGAGAGTCCAAAGATCTATACAGGATATCATCAGCAAAGGATCTTCCCTTGTGCTGGGCAAGAGAATCCACGTCACGCTGAACAAAGGCGATTTTCTCTTTCAAAGAGTTGAAAGTTTTATCATCGTTCATAACATGACCCTCGCAAGCCCTTTTGGATTCTCCTTCCTATCAAAGCCAAACCATCCGCGCCAGTAACTCCGCCTCTCATCGTAATCGAGATCTGGATGATTTTCAGCCAATAACAAGACATCGATGTTAAAATTTAACTTAACATAATCTCTATTTAACAAAGTGCTAACCGTTGGTTTCAGCACGTCGGGCAAATTGTTTAAAGCTAAAAAATCAATAACCACTAGAATGTCTACATCATCGGGCTCGGGTTTTTGAGTAGTAAAAGAACCATCGAGCCACACCTCTGTAAAACAGCGACACTGCTGGTTTATTGCTCTAAAATGCTCAATTAACTGTATGTAATTACAGTATAGCATACTCCTTCTAACGGAATTCGGAAATGCTTCCACGCATAATGACTTGATTTTATCATCATCAAAGTCATGGAATCCGGGAGGGAGCAGGGGAGGGAAGCAAGGCTTGTCCATCCTATGTCCTTATTATTATGCTAAAAGATCACAGCTAATATGATAATTTATGCCGCATTTCTACGACCTCTTCTCTTCCAAACGTCTGAATAGAGGATTTCTTTTATTCACTCAAAATCATCCCGCTCATCCTTCCGCTTGAAGAAAACTTTATCCAGCCTGAGCACTATCCCAACCAGTCCGATAATCAGCAAAGTAATGAGTATTGGGATAATCAGATCAGACATGCTTCCTCTGCGTGCTAAGGCTTTACCCATGCTTCCTGTACGTCTGCGGCATGCTGCCGATCACCTTGCCGAACACGAACACCCGGTTCATCTCGTCTTTCTCGATCGGGTCCCAGGCTGCATAGCTTTTGTTATCTGAGATAACCAGCAGCTTGTCCTTCATCTTCTGCAGGCGCTTGACGTGAGCAGTGTCGTCGTACAGGAAGGCGTATATCCCGTCGCCGTCAAAGCTCTTAACGCTGATGTCGACGAACAGCAGATCGCCCGGCTCAATCGTGCCGGACATGCTGTCGCCCCGGACGTTGATGATCCGGATGTTTTCAGCCTTGCGCCCATCGAACATGTGGCGCGCTTCCGCTGGCGCATATTCAACGGAGTGGAGAATCTCCACGAACTCCTGATTGATAACCCCGGGGCCAGCGCTAACCGTTATATCCAATAGGTCAATGCGAAAGACATCCTTAAGGGTTTGGGTTGCCTCTGTATCGATTCCATCCTCATCGACATCACCGAGCAGATACGACGCTGACGTACCAATGTGAGACGCCAGTGCTTTCAGCGTTCCGCGTCTTGGAATCGACTCTCCATTGAACCATTTGCTTACGGCCTTAGGGGTCAACTTCATCCTCTTGGCGATCTCAGCCTGTCGACCATGTGGTATCAATCCAGCTTTATCGCAGGCCAGCGCTAGCCTCTGAGAGAATTCTTTTCGCGCTCTTTCTTCATGAACCATATGTTCAATCATAATATCACTTGCGTGAACTATCAGTTCCGACTTAATATGTACTTACAGTTCATTATTGAGGGTTAAACATGGCACCGAATAGTCTTGGCGAAATCATCAAAAAGATTCGGGTTCCTGTCGTAGCTGAAGCCTGTGGTTGCTCGCCGCGCGCAATTTACAAATGGATTGCTAACGGAAGCCTGCCGAGGACGGATTACACCGACGAAACCAACTACGCAGAAAAGATCGCTCTCGCTTCTGGCGGCCAGTTTACCGCTGCTCAGATCCGGGAAGTCAGCAAGCCTAAAGCCGCCTAACCGGCGGCCTTTCAATCAACACCAGAGGAAGTATCACAAATGGAGAGTTCAACGACACGCAACAAAGTGGAGGCTCGCAGGATAGAAAGCTGGTTACACAGCCAGATAGCTGAACTGGGAACCACGAATATCGCCAAAGTGGCCGGAGTGAATAAATCGACGGTGAGTCGTTGGCGGGAAAGCCTGCTGCCGAACATGTCGCTACTGCTGGCCATCCTGATTTCTAACAGGCCGGGAGAGAAAGGTGATTTTGAAGCATGAGTGGAAACAGAAAGGCGAAAGCCGCAGTGCGGTAACACTAACGGCTTTCTACGCGAATTAACTGGATCAATTCACAGGAGTAATTATGGCAAATACTGCCGAAGTAATCAATTTCCCTGTGCCTGTCGTGGCACTACAGGAGCTGCGCGTGGCAGATCTCGACGATGGGTTTACGCGCATCGCCAATGAGCTCCTTGAAGCTGTCATGCGTGCGGGTCTGTCGCAGCATCAGCTTTTGGTGTTCATGGCTGTCATGCGCAAAACATACGGCTTCAACAAGAAATCTGACTGGGTCAGTAACGAGCAGCTCTCGGAGCTGACCGGCATTCTCCCGCATAAGTGCTCAGCTGCAAAAAGCGTCCTGGTTAAGCGGGGGATATTAACTCAAACCGGTCGTGTTATCGGGATTAATAAAACGGTCAGCGAATGGTCATCTTTACCCGTAAAAGGTACAGAAAAGAAACCTTACCTGAAAAAGGTAACATTACCCGAATCAGGTAAGAAAAGTTTACCCGAATCAGGTAACGCCTATTACCCGAATCAGGTAAACACAAAAGACAAACATACAAAAGACAATAAAGACAATATTAATAACCCCCCTAAATCCCCCCGGGCGGTTTCGTTCGATGCGTTAGCTGTTCAGTTGCCTGACTGGCTTTCTGCAGAAATCTGGTCGTCATGGGTGGCTTATCGTCGCGACCTGAAAAAGCCGATCAAGTCTCAGCAGACGGTCACCCAGGCTATCAACCTGCTGGACCGCTGCAGACTGAACGGTTACGCGCCCGAAGAAATTATCAACCGCAGCATCGCCAATGGCTGGCAAGGTCTGTTTGAGCCAAATGGTGCCAAGCCTCAACCAGGTCAACAGGTGCGAGTTGCCGAAAATTTCGCAGGGAAGGATTACGGGCAGACTGAAATCCCATCATGGGCGAGGGACTGATCATGGAACTGGAAGAAAAAATCACTGCCATTGAGCGGATGCTTGATCAGCTGAGTAAGCCACCGGAAGACATCCCGAATTGCGAGGTGGTTATCGAGCGCGTCTGTTGCGAAAAGCATGGCGAGTATGAGCAGCGCAAGCGGATCCTGACCAGCAGCATCATCATCAATCTGCCATCACCGCCGACACGCTGCCCGGGCTGCCTGGAAGACGAACTGAATTTTCTGAGGGATGAAAAGGTTCGCTGGGATAAGCGAGTTCGCCAGCAAACTGCAGAAAGGCTGCTTCGACAGCTGGATATACCAGAGCGCTTCTCCACGTGCACTCTGGACAGCTACAAGCCTGTTGGGAAGGATTCTGAGCGAGCATTACGGGTCTGCCAGGCCTACGCATCGAAATGGACTGATCGCCTCCAGCAGGGCGGTGGGTTGGTTATGTGTGGCAAGCCTGGTACCGGGAAAAACCACCTTGCGCTGGCCATTGCCCGTCATGTGATTGAGCACCACCAAAGCTCAGTCATTTTCACGACGGCGCTCAAAATTGCCCGGGAGTTTAAATCGACCTGGTCAAAAACAGCCACGCGCACTGAGGATGAGGTGATCCGCTACTTCACGAAGCCAGACCTTCTGATTGTCGATGAGGTTGGTGTGCAGTTTGGCAGCGAAGCCGAGAAGATGATCATGTTTGAAATCATCAACACCCGCTACGAGCGCCTGAAGCCGACGATCCTGATCAGCAACCTGCCGAAGGATGAGCTGACGCAGTTTATCGGCGAGCGCGTCATCGACCGCATGAACGACGGCGGCGGCTGCACGATTTCGTTTACCTGGGAAAGCTATCGGGAGAACCGGTCATGACAGGCAAAGACGCAATTCTGAACTACCTGAAAACGCATAAAACCTGCAGCTCTCCAGATGTCGCCGCGGCTTCCGGAATGACGCATACCTGCATCAACCAGGCTGCAAATATCCTGGCAAAGCAGGGGGTGCTGGTAGCGGAAGCTCGGGTGTGGCGGACGGTTTACTACCGGCTGGCCACTGAAGAAGAAATTTCAGGCAGGAAGAGCACAAACCAGATTTTCAACGAGTGCCGGCAAAGCCCGGCGATGAAGCGGGTACTGGCTGTTTACGGGAGAACATCAGCATGACTATCACACTACAGGCAGTAAACGAGCTCATCGCTTCTCTGGAGAGCGCAGGCGAGCTGTCGATCAGAGAGCAGAAGTTCCTGAAGCTGGCTAAAGAGTTTCGCATTTGCAGCGCTTCACTGGATACCGTCATAAAAACCGGGAATGTGCTGGCAGACCAAAATTCTCAGCTGGCTGCGGAGAATGTGGCGCTGAAGGAAAGCCGAAATAATTTGGCTGAATTCATCCATGAAGAACTTGATGCTGATTACCCGCTGAATATGAATCTGGAAACACATGCCACCGATCGCTTCGTAGCCGGGATTAAGGCTGATGGGGTGGGGGAGTTCATTGGTCGCCTGCAGCAGTGTGTCGATGAGGGTGATTTTGTAGGCGATGAAGTTGCCGTAATTGTTGGCGCTATCGACTGCGGCAAGGAATTTTGCGAGCAACTGCGCGAGGTGGCCAAATGAGAAACTCACTGCAAATTCTTTGCATTAAGGATACCGAAGGATATTGGACTGAGGGTGAAATGTATCCGGCCCGTGTAGTTGCTGGCGGTTTTGTTCAAGTTGGCGACGATGACGATCCTAATGGCGAAGGTTGGAGCGCTGCACCAATGGAATATCGTGAAGATGGCTCGATCGTTTATCAGGTCGGCGGTATTGAGGGTGATGTGTTATTCGAGGAGGCCAGCCATGACTGATGTCACCGAACTGGCGCAGAGCCTGAAAGCGGCAGCAGAGAAGTATAAATCTGTTTGGGGTATTGCTCGTTATTCAAAGGCTGTTGAAGCCAGAGATAAATTCCATGAGTTAGTGACCCCTGCCAACGTCATCGCTCTGGTAGAGGCGCTGGAGAAGGCGCAGCAGGAGAGGGAAAACTTGCGCACCAGCTTTGATAACGAGCGGTTCCGCGCTGATAAACTCAAAGCGTATATCGATGATATGGAACCCATCCGCGCAGCAGCTGAAAAACTGGTCCGCTGCAAAGGTCGCTATCACAGCGAGCAGAACTACCGCGCACTGGCGGCGCTGTTTGGCGTGACAACCCCAGACCTGCCGCCGCTGGATAGCGAGTCAAGCGCCGTCACCGTGAAGCTGACCGACATCAATGAGTACTTGGCAGAGGTTAACGATAAAACGCTAAATCGGGCATTCCGGCTACTGGCTGAAGGTGTGCGTGCTGGTGATGTCGCCGCTATGCGCGCCGCTGGCATCAAGGTGGAGGATGAGTGATGTTCAAAATCGAAAGTTCCGAACAACGCCTCAAGAGGGTTCTCACAGAAAACGCCGGTAAATTCACCATCGACGAAGACGGCGGAATCCATACCAACTGGCAGCATCCCGAAGTACAGGCAACTATGCGCAGGCACTTTGAGGCGCTCAGCAAAATTAAGGTGGACCGGAAATGAGCGAATTTTCACGAGAAACACTACTCAACATTATCGAGACTGACCATGTGCAATGCGGTGATGCTTCGGCATTGGCCCGCATGGCGCTGGCCGCAATGGACAGCGAGCCGGTGGCGCTTCAACCTGAGCTGGCAAAAGTTATCTATCACTTCCGTGACTGGAATGAAGGATTTCCGGTTGAGCGGTTCAAGGCCGACTACGTCATTAGTTGGATGCTGGCAAATTATCCGCCAGCGCAGCCAGCGCCGGTAGTCAGCGCAGAACTGCTTCATACGGCGGCATCAGCAATTGAAGACCTGCTGACTACTAAAGACAGGACGGGTGCATGTGTGTGGTTCGACTTGCCATTCCGGCTCCGCTCGGCGGCTAACGCGCAGCCAGCGCCGGTAGTGCCGGATGCCGCGACAGCGATACGTGCATGCCTATCTGAGTTCCCGGAAAGCGCACGCGATATCGTTGAGGAATGCGCAGATATTGCAGAAAACGCCTGCCGCGCCGCCATGCTCCAGGCTTCTCCTGTTTGCACCTGCCCCAGCGGCGATGGTTCGCTGCGCTGGCCGTGTCTGGTGCATCCTGGCAACTCTCCGGTAATTCCGGATGGTTGGACAGGCAACGATAAAGCAAACGCAGCGCTGATGATGCTTGATCGGATTGAAACGGCAGACCCTGTTGATGATGACCGTATCGACGGCATTAAGCGCATTGTTCGTGAGTTCGCAGCCGCCACGCATGATACCCCCGCTCTGAACTCGGTGCAGAGCGTCGATAGTGTCGCAGATAGATGGATTCCGGTAAGCGAGCGTATTCCTGATAATACTGAGCCTGTTCTTTGTATTGAAAAACGTGCTGATTTTGGTACTTACGGACAACCATTCGTTTGTTGGCATGATGGATGTGGATGGGTTGGAAAAACAAATTACCGTCCAATCGTAACGCACTGGATGCCGCTGCCGGCCGGTCCGCAGGAGGTGAGGTGATGCCGAGGGCTAGTACGGTAGGCGAAATCGTCAGGTCTGACATGGTGCAGTCTGGGGCGCTCAGAAAGCGATACTGGCAATCATCATCTCTTCCGTTTCGTGAAAAGCGTAAGCACAGGCCACAACCTTGCCATTTCAGAAGAGATAGGGTGCTTCAAAAAATCATGCGCAGGGAGATGGCAGCCATGGTTAATCGCCTTAGTAAAATCGATGCTTCAAAGATTCTTGAGGAAGTTGGCGATGCCTAAATCCCCCGCAGAACGCAAAGCCTCCAGTTGAAATCAAACCCCTCTCCGGAGGGGTTTTTCTCGTATATGCTCATTTTGCTTTTATCCCCGTAACGGGCGATAATTACCTGGTCAGTCTGGACAACTGACAACTTTACCCCGGCGCCAAGTGGGGACACATGGCGCAAACACTGCAATTTGAGAAGAGTTATCAAAACGTACTGATTCCCGCAGAGCCGGGAACCAGCGAATACCTGCAACTTATCCCCGTAGGGCAACTGCTTTGCGGTGAGTTCCGCAAGCCCCGGAATTACGCATTCCACAAGAAGTTCTTCAAGCTTTTGACCCTCGGCTATCACTACTGGACGCCTTCGGGTGGTCTCATTGAGCCCGCAGAGCGCAACCTCATATCCGGGTTTATCGACTTCCTTTCATCTGACTTCGATCAGCGCGCTGCGCTCCAGAACGCCGCGGAGATGTATCTCTCCTCTGTCGGTATTTCTCGTTCCCGCGATATGGCGCTGCTGAAACACTTCGAATCCTTCCGCGAGTGGGCAACCATTCAGGCTGGCTTTTACGACGAATACCAGATGCCTGACGGCAGCCGTCGTCGTGTCGCAAAGTCGATCTCCTTCGCCAGCATGGACGACAGCCAGTTTAACGGCGTCTACAAATCAGTGCTGAATGTGCTCTGGAACTACATTCTGCGTCGCAAATTCCACTCGCCGGCTGAGGCTGAAAACGCCGCCAGTCAGCTGCTGAGCTTTGCGGGGTGATGGCTATGCAATGTCTTCTCGCCAAAGTAATGGAGCGCGGCATCTTCCGTGTGCCTACGCGCCGTAAGCGCAAGGTCGAAGTTAAGCCTTCCGATATCCCCACCTTTCACTATACGGCTCACCTGGCAGATGTCCGCTGGCTGCGCCGCGCTGCCAGAAGGAAAATCGCATGAGCCTTTACCGAAGCATTAATGGAGCTATCTGGCGCAACATCTGGGTTGTTGGCGATCTTCATGGGTGCCATACGCTGCTGATGAACGAGCTGGAGAGGGTCAGTTTTGACCCATTGTGTGACCTGCTGATTTCAGTAGGTGACCTTATCGATCGCGGGGCGGAAAACGTCGAATGCCTTGAGCTAATCACAATGCCCTGGTTCATGGCCGTTCGCGGAAACCATGAGCAGATGATGCTCGATGGACTACGTTCTTCCTGGAAAGTGGATCACTGGCTCGCTAACGGTGGCGGATGGTTCTTTAACCTTGACTACGACAAAGCACGCCTGGCTATCTCGTTGGTCCATTTGGTTGCAGGTTTGCCACTTATCATCGAGGTAATGACCGAGGGTAAGAGGGTGGTGGTATGCCATGCTGACTACCCGCATAACCAATATGCGTATGGCAGGCCCGTTGATGCAGAACAGGTGATCTGGAATCGTGAGCGAGTGAGCGCGGCTCAGGATGGGATTGTGAATGAAATATCCGGTGCAGACCTGTTTATTTTTGGTCACACCCCGGCACATCAGCCAAGCCAGTATGCCAATCAGATGTATATCGATACCGGGGCTGTATTCTGCGGCCGCCTGACCTTGGTGCAGATCCAGGGTGGTGATCATGCGTAAACCAGCTCGTCGTAAATGCGCCCACTGCCGCGAATGGTTCCATCCTTCCCGGGAAGGGCAGGTGGTATGCAGTTTTGAATGTGCCAGCGCGATCGGCAAAAAACAGACAGCAAAAGCCCGGGAAGCGGTGAAGGCAAGGGCGGCGAAGCGCCAGCGCGCCGAAGAAAAGGAAGGACGCCAACGGCGTGCAGCACGCCGAAGTGAGCTGAAGCCAATTCGCTACTGGGTCCAGATGACTCAGCGTGTTTTCAACGACTGGCGGCGCGAAATGCTGCTTGCTGACGGGCATGGATGTATCTCCTGCGGGAAAAAAACCGCTTTTGCGTGGCATGCCGGTCACTACCGCACCACCGCCGCCGCACCACAGCTTCGATTCAATCCAGATAACGTCTGGCTCCAGTGCTCCGCGTGTAACGTTCACAAATCCGGGAACATCGAAGCGTACCGTTCCGCTCTGGTCGATCTGATCGGCGAAGAGCGTGTGCTGGCGCTGGAATCCAACAACGAAACCCACCGATACACCCGTGAAGAACTGGAAGGCATCAGACGCCATTACAGCGCGCTACGCCGTGCGCTCATAAAACAACGGGAGGCTGCATGAAGATCACCTATAGCGACGAAGGGGCTTATTCCCGCATCTGGCTGACTGGCCCGTTTTGGCAACTGGCTATGGCCAGACGCATTGCGGATGCAGGACTGTACGCTTCCCCGGTCAATACCTGGGAGTCCCGCGGCATTACCTTCCAGATCACCCTGTACGGAAAGAGCGCGTATGTGCTCAGGGCATATAAGGCGATGGCAAAGGTCATGGCGAGGGCAGGCAAATGAGCCGTGACGTTATCGAACGCATCCGCGACCGCTGGCAAAAGCTCCGCCTCTGCCGGCACCGCGGCACCGTACTGGTTGACTACCGCATACTGAGAAATTTCGTTCGCATCTATCAGACCCCGGGAGAGACAGCATGACCGCTCAATACTTGGAATTTGTTCGCCAGCAGCTGATAGTGGCCACCGCCGATCTGAGCGGTGCGACGAAAGGGCAACTGGTGGCTTTCGCAGAAAACGCGCAATTCACCGCTACGGCGCGCAGCCGTGGCCGGAAGAAGGTATATAGCGAGGTGAAGCAAAAAATGGTTAACCCGGACGGGCCGCCGATGAGCGGCAGCCAGTCACGTGCTAAGGGGTCCTCAATCGCTCTCGTTCTGCCCGTTGAATACTCGACAGCCAGCTGGCGCCGCGCCCTCCTATCGCTGGAAGACCACCAGAAATCCTGGTTGCTGTGGAACTACAGCGACAATATCCGCTGGGAGCACCAGGAGACGATCACCCGGTGGGTATGGGAGCAATTCAGCAAGAAGCTGGCCGGCGTACGCATTGCGAAGAAGACTGTCGATCGCCTCCGTCAACTTATCTGGCTGGCGGCGCAGGACGTCAAAGCCGAACTGGCAGGGCGGGAGACGTATGAATACCAGTCGCTGGCGGAGCTGGTTGGTGTAGCAAAGTCAACATGGACAGAAACCTACCTCCCTCATTGGCTGGCGCTGCGCAGCAGTTTTGTGAAGCTTGATAGCGACTCTCTCATATCGGTAACGCGATCACGTTCACAACAAAAGGCGACAAATTTAGATGTAAGTCTTGCAAAACCGAACTGAAAGGCATATATTTCATGTAAATCTGATATCGTCGCCATAGCTTCGATTGTCGACACACAAAGAATTCAAGCCCGAGGTTAACGCCTTGGGCTTTTTTATGCCTGCGATCCGGTCAGGGCTCTTGGGTAGAGACGTGCTGCACGACACGTCGACACCCGCCGCGCAAGAGCCCTGAACCAGATTGAGGGTCGATCGTATAAAGGTCATTACGGCAGGCTGTTAACCTGCTTATCGTGGTTCGATTCCACGTCGTCCCGCCAAATTACGGAGCTCTGGCGTAGATGGTTCGCGCGGATGCCTGAAGAGTATCAGGAGATGGTTCGATTCCATCGGGCTCCACCAAATTAGCCGGCTTAGCTCCAATGGTAGAGCAGTCGCCTTGTAAGCGAATGGGTAGCGGTTCAAGTCCGTTAGCCGGCACCAATTCAGCGCCATTAGCTCAACCGGAGAGAGCGATAGCCTTCTAAGCTATCGGTTTCAGGTTCGAGTCCTGAATGGTGCACCAGATAATGGCCTGACCTGATGACGGGCTCATAATCCAATCCATCAGGGGTGTTGCTGCAACAGCGCCACAGGCCGCCAGACCCAGCCAGGGTATTTTCGGTCATCACCGACATTGTTATTACCCTCATGCTTATTGCCTGCCTAACCGCAGGCTTTTTTATTTTCAGGGTCGCGGGTATCACCCTCGACGCTTTGTTGGTAAATCAGCCCGACGGCCCTGAACCTTTTACTGACTACAGATAGCACCCCGAACATTATCGGAGGTGAGAGATGCAACGTATGAACCCAACCGATGGTCACAATCTGCCTTACTGGTGGTCAGCCTTGCTTGGTATCTTTTCCGTCCTGAGTCTGCAGGATTATGTCTTCATCATTGGCGCCCTGATCTCTGCCTTCTTCACAATCAAGACGTATTACGCAAAGCGTAAAGAAGAGCGAGAGCGACTGGATGAAGAGAAAAAACGCACGCAGCTGTTGGCCAGTTATCTGGCTGATGTCTCCGCTAAGCCAGGAAGTGACCGCCCGGCTTCAGCCGAAGTGGTAACCGAGGCTTTGAAGCGGATCGCAAGTGATACACAGGGGTGAGCATGACGCCATCAATGAGGAATAAACTGATTGGCGTGATCGCCGGCGGCGGTGGCGCCATAGCCATTGCCTCTGCGCTCATCACTGGCCCAACCGGGAACGATGGTCTTGAAGGTGTGCGATACAACCCTTATCAGGATGTGGTAGGCGTCTGGACTGTCTGCTATGGCCATACTGGCAAAGACATCATGCTCGGCAAGAAGTACACCGAGGCCGAATGCCGTGCCCTTCTCAGTAAAGACCTGAACGCCGTCGCCCGCCAGATTAACCCATACATCCAGAAGCCGATCCCCGAAACAATGCGCGGGGCTCTGTACTCGTTCGCCTATAACGTCGGCGCTGGCAACTTCCAGACCTCCACGCTGCTGCGCAAAATCAACCAGGGCGACCAGAAAGGTGCATGTGATCAGCTGCGCCGCTGGACCTACGCCAAGGGTAAGCAGTGGAAGGGTCTGGTAACTCGCCGCGAGATTGAGCGCGAAGTTTGTCTTTGGGGGCAGAAATGAGCCGGTTAACCGCCATTATCAGCGCCATTGTGATCTGCCTGATGGTTTGCCTTGGGTGGCTGGCCAGTCACTACCACAGCAATGCCACCGAGTTCAAAAGGCAGCGGGACAAAGTGACTGAGCAACTCAGCCTGGCAAATGACACGATCGCGGACATGCAGACCCGCCAGCGTGACGTAGCCGCACTCGATGCCAAATACACGAAGGAATTAGCCGATGCAAACGCTGAAAATGATGCTCTGCAGCGCAAGCTTGATAATGGTGGTCGGGTGCTCGTCAAAGGCAAGTGTCCAGTGTCAGCCGCAACCCAAACCGCCGGCGCCGCCAGCGTGGGCGATGATGCCACCGTCGAACTCTCTGCAGTTGCTGGACGAAACGTTCTCGGTATCCGGTCCGGAATCCTCAGCGACCAAACAGCCCTGAGAGCCCTGCAGGAATACATCACCACGCAGTGCCTGAGGTAACGATGCTGATACTCTTCATTCTCCTGTCGATCTGGCTCTGTCGACTGTCGGAGAAGCCTGGCTGGTTTAAGGTCAGCCATATTATCTCAATGCTGGCGCTCGAAGATGAGCATCCGGCGCGCGGTAAGGGGCTGCGTTGAGATAAGAGCCCACATTACAGAAGTCCTTCATTGAGGGGCTTCGATAATGTCAAGGCGAGGACAAAATTATGGCAACACCGGACTGGGAGGCCATCGAGACGGCGTACCGGGCCGGGGTGATGTCCCTCCGTGAAATTGCATCGCAGCACGGTATCAGCGAAGGCGCTATCCGTAAGCGAGCAAAGCGTGACGACTGGTCTCGCGACCTGAATGCGAAGATTCAGCAAAAGGCTGATGACTTGGTACGCAAGCGGGAGGTACGCAGGACGGTACGCAACGAAAGCACTTTGACCGAACGCGTACTGATAGAGGCGACAGCCGAGGTTATCGCAACGGTACGCATGGAGCACCGGGGAGACATCCGGCGGGCTCGCGAACTAACCAACACGCTGTTCGATGAATTGGCCGGAGAGTGTGGCAACGTGGCCGCGCTTGAGGATCTGGGCGAGATGATGCGATCGCCTGATGACAAAGGCATGGATAAGCTCAACGATCTCTACCACAAAATAATCAGTCTTCCTTCCCGCGTTAAATCCATGAAAGACCTTAGCGACAGCCTGAAAACGCTTATCGGCCTCGAGCGCGAGGCATACAGCATTGAGAATAAGGCTGAAACGAAAGAGGTTACGCATAACGTCATGCTAGTACCAACCAGCGATAACGTGGATGACTGGGAAGCGGCGGCGCAGAAACAACAGGGTGAGGTGCTCGGTGGATGAATTACAAAGCTGTATGGAAGCCACTGCCTGGATCACAGTCTCTGGCTCTGAGTTGCCCGTGTAACGAAATACTTTTCGAAGGTACTCGCGGACCAGGTAAAACTGCTGCGCAGTTGGCCCGGTTCCGGCGCAATGTTGGCGTGGGCTATGGCTCGTTCTGGCGTGGCGTAATCTTCGATACCGAATATAAGAACCTTGCCGACATCATCACGCAGTCGAAGCGTATGTTCCGTCTGTTCAACGATGGTGCTCGATATCTGTCATCTGCGAGCGAATTGCGATGGGTATGGCCCACAGGCGAGGAGCTTCTCTTCCGCTTCGGCAAAGAGGCAGACGACTACTGGGATTTTCACGGGCAGGAATTCCCGTTCATTGGCTTTAACGAGCTGACGAAACAGCAGTCCCCTGAATTCTACGAAATGATGTTCTCCTGCCGACGCTCATCGTTCAGGCCAGAGAACTACCCGCTGGATAATGGCAATTTACTAAAGCCGATCCCGCTGGAGACGTTCAGCACGACCAACCCGTTTGGTATCGGGCATACCTGGGTGAAGAAACGCTTCATTGAGCCAGCGCCACGCGGAACCGTGCAGCGAGACCGGCAAATGGTGTTCAACCCTCAGACAGAACGAGAAGAGGAAATCACGCTTACCCGCGTAGCTATCCACGGATCGTTTAAAGAGAACCCGTACCTCGACCCGCAGTACATCGCGACCCTGATGGCCATCAAAGACCCAAACCGCCGCAAAGCGTGGGTGGAGGGCTCCTGGGATGTGACCAGTGGCGGGAGATTTGACCACCTGTGGAATGAAGCGCTGCACGTCATTAAGCCGTTCCGCATCCCGGATAGCTGGACCGTCGATCGCTCTCATGACTGGGGTGAGTCGAAGCCGTTCTCTAACCTCTGGTGGGCTCAGGCCGATGGAACAGCCGCCGAGCTACCTGATGGTCGACAGTTCTGCCCGCCTGCCGGTTCCCTTATCCTGATCGGTGAATGGTACGGATGTCCGCCTGACGAGCTCAACAAGGGCCTGAATATGTCATCCACCAACGTCGCGAAGGGCGTGGCGTGGATTGACAAGCGGCTGGTTGGCGAAGACGTCGACGAGCCGGAAGAGATTCAAATCGACGGTGTCACGCAGGGCCAGTTGCACATTATGCCAGGCATCTGTAGCGAAGTGATTCCCGGCCCGGCTGATGGGGCGATATTCAACACTGGCGATAACGAGTTATCGATCGCGCAGAAGATGGAAGCTCAGGGCGTTACCTGGTTGCCAGCTGATAAAAAGCCAGGCTCCCGTATCAACGGCGCATCTCTTTTTGCGGATATGCTCGAAGCGGTGGTTGAAGGCGTGAAGCTGGAATCAGGCATGCCTGAGAAGCCAGCATTCTACGTTTTTGACTACTGCCGTGGCTGGATAAGCCGCATCCCGGTGCTCGTTCGTGACGATAAAAACCCTGATGACGTCGACACTCAGCAAGAAGACCACGACTGGGATGGAACACGTTATCGCGTACTGCATTCACCACAAAAAATCACCGGCATGTTGGTGCGATCGCGCTGACGGAGGACACCGTGAACGAAAGCGAAACTAAACAACTCGCCACGAACGCCAGCATCGACCGCGAGCGGATGCGTTACTTCAACGCTCTGTTCAATGGCACCAGTAACACCAAGCGTCAGCGCCTTTATCAGGAGTTTGGATATCCCAAGGAACTTTGCTTCGATGATTTTTACCGGGCGTACCGACGCAACGCCATAGCCGGCGCCGCAGTGACGAGAATGGTCGATGGATGCTGGGAAGATTACCCGGAAGTTTACGAAGGCGACCAGACTAAGGATGCAACCCAGCAAACGGATTGGGATAAACGGGTCAACAAGCTACTCAAGCGATGCTGGAAGCAGATCAAGGGCGCTGACAAACGTAACCTAGTAGGTCGTTACTCTGCGCTACTGATCCAGGTTAAAGACAACAGGCCATGGTCAGAGTCTGTAGATAAGGCGATGGTCGGCAGGCTGCAGGAGAGGGCGCTCGTCCGGCTCGTTCCAGTCTGGGAGGCTCAGTTAGACCCGGTCAGTTACAACGAAGACCAGAACAGCGAAAATTATGGCGCTGTCAGCATGTACTCGTTTACCGAGATACCGGTGCAGCAGCAGCGCAGCGGCCAGCCAGGTCGCATCATCAACGTTCACCCTGATCGCGTTATCATTCTGGCTGAAGGCTCGGATGACGGGCGGCTTGATTCCGGCGAGTCGCTGCTGGAAGAGGGGTTCAACAAGTTGCTGGACCTCGAAAAAGTTTCGGGCGGTGCGGCGGAAGGGTTCCTGAAGAACGCCAGCCGGCAACTCAACTTTAACTTCAGTGCCAAGACAAGCTTCGCACAACTGGCAAGGGCGCTTGGTGTTAGCGAAGCCCAACTCTCAGAAGGGATGGATGATCAGGTTCGACGCCTCAATGACAGCACAGATAGCGCAGTCATCATGCAAGAGGGCGATACGAGCGTGCTTTCAGTGGCGGTTGCGGACCCTGAGCCAACCTGGCGCACCGCGCTGAGCGAGTTCTGCGCAACGGTACCGATTCCTGTTAAAGAGCTTATTGGCATGCAGACAGGTGAGCGCGCCAGTACCGAGGATGCAAAAGGATGGGCGCGCACGAGGATGAGCCGACGCAATGGCTTCCTGACCGACGTCATCACCGAAGTGGTTACTCGTTTCTGGACGCTGGGGGTTATCCCTCCTGCCAGCGGAGAAGAGGTCACCGTGGGATGGTCTGATCTGCTGGCGCCTAGCCAGGCAGAGAGGATTGCCAACATGGACAAGCTCGCGGACGTGGCTGTGAAGTCGACGAATGCCTTTGGCCGCTCTGCTATCACAGAAAATGAGATACGCGCGGCGGGCGAACTGCAAGCCCTGCCTGAACTTGATGATGAGGTGCCGCCAGATGGCAACAAGCCAAAGCCTGATCCACTGGCCGACCCAGAATCAGAAGCCGAAAAGTCCGGTGATACCACGGTCGAAAGTTGACCCCACAATGTCGCGCAAGTCCGTCAGCAAAATGGAGCGCGACATTGAGGCAAGGTATTACTCGATAAAGGTGGCGCTGAAAGCTCTGTTCGACCAGCGCCTTACCGGGCGTGAGCGAGAGGTTAACAGCCACAGCTGGCACTTCATGTGCCACGACCACGGCGAGGATATGCGGCTCTACCAGGTCAACGCCGGCAAGTTCATCTACGACATGTCAGCGCAGGAACTGGCCGACCTGCTCGAAGCGGTACAGTCCATTCTCGACGATTACCTGTTGGAAGGCGGCGAGCAAAACCTGTGGGCGATGGATTACGTCGCCGCTGAGGCGCAGCGCGGAACGCTGGAGGCCTTCAACAACCTCTCGCAGCAGTCGCAGGTATACGCCAGCCAGACGACGCTTCAGCAGCTTTTAAGCAGCCCTGCATACCAGAACCAGATCGCCAGTGCATACATCAGCACGTATAGCGACTGGAAGCTGGAAGCTGACCGGGCGCGCGGTGACCTGGCGAACATCATCGCGGATGCCGTTGGGCGCGGTGTGAATCCCCGCGAAACGGCGCAGGTGGTAAGCAAGCGCCTTGATGTCTCTATGGGCCGCGCAAAGACTATCGCTCAGACTGAGCAGGTCGGCGCGCTGCGCCAGGCTCAATGGAACGAAACGGACTGGGCAGCGGATCGGCTTGGCCTGAATACTGGCCTGCTGTGGCTGTCGGCGCTCAAACCGACGACGCGCAGCTGGCACGCCAGCCGTCACGGAAAGGTCTACACCACCGAGCAGGTGCGAGACTTCTACGCCGAGAACGGCAACCGGTACAACTGCTATTGCAGCCAGATTCCGGTGCTACTTAACGACGACGGCAGCATATTTAACAAGGGGCTGGCGGATAAGCTCGCCACTGAGAGGAAAAAGTGGCGAGACTCAGATGCTTAAACTATCGGTACGACAGCATCAATATGGAACTCAATTGTAAAAGTTGAAGTTTCCACATTTACGACGTCAGAGAGAGCATGCATCACGGCTTTAATAACTTCCTTATCATTGAGCTTCGGCTCGTTAGATGATTCAAAAACAGCATCAAGAGTTTGTTTTTTGCCTTCAATAAAGGCGTGAAATAGCACTTTATACTGCATATTAACCCCTTGTTTTTAGTGAACAACCATTAGCATATTGAGGACAATACATGAAGCTGTCCAGCATTCATGTGAAATCCCTCGCCATCAACGCCTCCAACATCTCAACGACAACTATCAACGGCCAGGAACACTACGTCATTCGTGGTGCGGTTCCGATCGTCGATGACATTGTTATGAATGGCGGCCTGTACCCGGCGGAGGAGATTAACAACAGCTACCAGACGATGGAAGGCAAGCTGATGCCTCTTCCGCACCCGATGGTAGATGGCAAATATGTCAGCGCCAATGACCCGCGGGCCATTAACAGCTATCACGTCGGAGCATGGGCGCAGAACGTCAGCAAGTCTGGCGACCAGGTCGTCATGGACGTTTATATCAATAAGGCGGTCGCCGAGACAAAGCCTGACGGTAAGCGACTGATTAATCGCCTTGATGAGATGATCGCTGGCACCAACACCGACCCGATCCACCTCTCTACCGGCTTACTCACGAACAAAGAGAGAAAATCAGGCGAGTCGAAGCAGAAGAAATACTCATGGATCGCTCGCAATATGCAGTTCGACCATATCGCTATCCTGCTCGATGAGCCGGGTGCCGGTACTCCAGAAGAAGGCGTCGGCATGTTCGTGAATGCCGATGGTCAGGAAGGCGAAGTCGAAACTGCAAGCCTCGTTGAAGCCGCAAATAGCCTCAAAGATGGCCTGCTGAACAAAGTGAAGTTCTTCCTCACCCACAACTCAGATGCCTCATTCGATGAAATCTACCAGATGCTGCGTGAAGCCATTCGCGCGCCGTCAGGCAGCGATGTGTATCGCTATGTCGTGACCGTGTGGCCAGACAAATTCATCTTCGAAGAGGGCAATAAGCTCTTCCAGCAAAAATACCTCATCGACGACAGCACAGTCACGCTGGTCGGCGATCCAGTAGAGGTCGTGCGCAAACCCACTGAGTACGAAGTCAAAACCAACGGAGAAACAAACCCGATGAAAGAGAAGATGATCGCCGCGCTCAATGCCGCAGGCGTTAAAACCGAGGGGCTGACCGACGATCAGGTCTGGGATGCCTATAACCAGCAGGTACAGAATAAAGCAGGCGACCAGCCGGGTACTCAGATTAACTCTGACGCGATTACCGCAGCAGTAAATCTGGCGATTAAGCCGCTGACTGACGAGATCAGTACGCTGAAAACTCAGCTGCAGGCCAACGCTGAAAAAGACCTCAAGACCAAGCGTGAAGCGGTCAAAGCGAAATTCCCGTTCATGACCGAAGCGGCGATCAACTCGCTGGCCGGCGAAGCGCTGAACGACATGTACTCGCAGTGCCAGACCAGCACCGGTCTGAACCCGGCATTCCAGGGGAATGGCGCTCAGAGTGAAATCCTTTCTATGGAGGCTCCTGAATAATGGCTCTCGCACCTCGTTTCCATACCGTAATCGCGGGCCCGGCCCGCAAGAATGACCCGCAGGTCATTGAAGCAATCATGGCGGCAGCAGTGAAGCCAGGATCTCTGGTAATGCTGGATAGCACAGGGAAACTGGCTGTTCACAATGTGGCCGGTGGTGCAGGGGTAGCCCTGGCGCTCCAGCACAATTATATCGGCGGCGGTGATATCCGCGATGCAGTGCCGGCCGGGGATACTGGCGCGGCCATCATGTGCGAAGACGATGTCGATTACCACATGCTGGTAAAGGCTGGCGAAGTGTTGCTGGAAAACGAAGGTCTGGTTTCTGCCGGTGACGGCACACTGGCCAAGTCGACCACTCCAGCCACCGACCAGGTCCTCTTCTTTTCACGCGAAAAGATCACCGTTGGTGCTGAAGCCCAGCTCGTGAAAGTTCGCAAATCAGGGAAAGCTACCGCATGAGCATGATCGTATTTAACAAAAAGCTGGTTACTGAACATAACCAGATCAAGAAGGCATGGAATCAGCTGCTGATGCAGCGCGAATCCTTCAACGTTAACCAGAACAACATTTCCGCCCAGTACGGCGGCGCGCTGGAAGTTAACCAGGCTGCGCTGATCTCTAAAGACTACTGGCGTGAAGTTGACAACATCACCACCCGAGTCTTCCGCAACGACGAAGGCAACGGCCTGCTTGATGACCTGCTCGGTCTCGGTACGCCGATCTCAATCGGCAAGACGGCGGCGCTCTACCGCGTTTCCAGCGACGCTGGCAAGGTTCATCGCACACTGACGGGCCATGTTCCGGAAGAACTGGATAAAGTCATCTACGACGAAGCCGGCGACCCGATCCCGATCTTCAACACCGGCTACAGCCGTGAATGGCGTGAATGGAACGGCATGCAGTCCGAAAACCTTGATGCAATGGCCGATGACCAGGAAGCGCATGTTGCAGCCATCCGCGAAGATATGGCCGACTACATGCTTTCCGGCGATGCGAAGGTGAAGGTGAAGGGCTATGTTGGCGCTGGTATTACCAACCACGCCAACACCAACCAGGTAGACCTGAGTGCATCCGGTCTGAATATTGACCTGACCACCTCGACTCCTGATGAATCAGTAGCATTCTTCACCGGTCCGTTCGCCAAACTGCTGGACGATAACTACGTTCAGGAGAAGGTAAAAGTGTGGGCATCCCCGGATATCATGCGCAACCTGAACCGACCGTATTCCGATGCCGCGGGCTTCAAAGAAGGCACTGTGCTGGAATACATCCTGCGCTATGGTCGCATCGAGTCGTTCAACCAGACCTTTAAGCTGACCGGTAACCACTTCATTGCGTACGTTCGCAACTCGCAGTACATCAAGACGCGCATCGCCGCGCCGGTGGGCACCTTCATGATCCCCCGACAGAATCCGTTCGACAACTACAACACTCTGGTCTGGAGTGCAGTTGGTCTGCAGATTAAGCGTGATTTCAACGGTCGCTCTAAAGTCTTCAACGCACAGGGTTAAGGGGCTTCGGCCCCTTTTCTTCGGGAGAAAGCATGAAAACGTTAAAGGTCGAGAAAACCGGCTGCTGGGGCATGATTGATGGCGTCTTCCAGCAACTTCCTGTTGGTCACGAATTCGTCGCGGCGGACGTTCCTGCAGCTTTTGCTGGTCGTGTGTCGGTGGTGGGCGAAGTGGAAGAGCAAGCGCTGGAAGTAGCCACGCCGGGCAATGACGCTGCAGAGCAGGCAGAGCAGCAGGAAGAATCTGCCAGCAAATCGAAGAAGGCGAAATAACCATGGCTGACCCAATCACAGCGGCAGACGTGCAGGCGTTCCTCGGTGAGTTGGGTTACGCCATCCCCTCCGCGCTGCTCGATCCGATTCTCTGCGTAGTGAACAAGATTATCCCGTGCCTCGATGGTGCGGGTTATGACGACTGCACGGCAAAGCTGATCCTGATGTATGCCGCTGCGCTCATGGCGACGTCTTCCGGTGCCCGGCGAATAAAATCGCAGGGAGCGCCATCAGGCGCGTCGCGCTCGTTCGATTATGGAGATGACGGCATTACCTGGCTGCGCGACTCTCTGGCGAAACTGGATACCAGCGGCTGCACCAGTGAACTACCGATCAGCGCCGGCAACAGTGTGGGCCTGTTTATGGTGGTCGGGGGCTGCTAATGGCGTGGGTTTCAGTTCAGCAACGGCTGCCGCGGACGTTTACCCGGGTGTGGGTGATCACCGATACCGGTGAGCAAACGACAGCGTACGTGAAAAGCGACGGCGAGTGGTTCATCAATTGCGACCGCATACGCGCCACAGGCGCTGTTGTGCTGCGATGGAGGGATAACTGATGTCTTCGGTAGCAAACTGGAGCTATACCGCGACGGCGACAATCTGGCGGCGCATACGCGATGCTGACGGTAGCGATACCGACGGCGGAGGTCAGCCGTATGGATGGGAGCCGCCGATCGCTATCCTCTGCGACTACCAGGGCGGTCTCTCTGCAAAAATCGGCGACCTTGGCCGGGAAATCGTGGTTAAAAATACAATCTGGACGGAGTACGCAGAGGCAAAAGAGGGTGACTATATCCTTATTGGTGCATCTTCAGCTACTTCGCCACCGGATGAAGCCGATGAGATACGCCAGATTGTCCGGTTCGCTGACACGTTCGAAAGGCTGGCTGACGATTTTGCACTGATTACGGGAGTCTGATTATGGGCGCTAAAGTTCGCGGCATCCGCCAGGCCAAGGCCAACCTAGATCGCATTATCAAAGACGTCCAGGGGCGTAAAGTCGTGCGAGCAATCCAGTCTGCGATGCTTATTGGCAGTGCGCAGGCTGCGCTTTACACCCCGATCGATACGTCGACGCTCATCAATAGCCAGTTCCGCGAAATCACGGCTAACGGCACCAGGGTAACCGGGCGCGTTGGTTACTCCGCCAACTATGCGGTGTATGTCCACGACCCGGCAGTGAAACAGAACTTCACGCGAGCAACGGCCCGCAAGGCGTTCTTAACGAAGGGCTTCGAGGATACCCGCAGCCAGATTGACGCGGTGGTGAAGAAGGAGCTTTCGCTATGACACCCCCCATGTATATGCGCCTAAAAGACCTGTTTGTGGCTGAGGGGCTTACCGCGGGATTTAAGGTCCAGTGGCGGCAATGGCGCGATACCGGGAAAGACACGGACCAGTTCATCGTGTTCAGGCCTTCCGGCGGCACCGATATCACCTTTGACCTCGGCGGCGACTGGTATGTGATGGTTGATGTGATCTCCTCGAAGGCCAATCCCGATGCTGCTGACGCCGCGGTAAACGCCATTGTCGAGTATATCAGCGCGCAATCCGGCGCCGATGATTGCGTTGGCGCGCTGCGGCTTGTCGGCAATGTCCCGGCGCCGATCCCCACCGAAGAGGGCCGGTTAGTAACCCGGCTGCTCGTCTCCTGCACATACGGCGAATAATCGTCAGAATCACCCATCAGGCTGCCATATGGCGGCCTTTTTTAATTGAGAGGCATACATGCAAGGCTGCGCTAATGACACCGGCAAGCTGATTGGTAAGGTGGCCGTGCTCCGCATGGCTTTTGGCTGTGCTGATACGGTTCCTGCGCTTTCCGAATGGAAGCGACTCGGCGCCATGACCACCAAGGGCTTTGACTACTCCATGAATACCGTCACCTCTGAGGCTGACGATACGAAGGGGCTGGTTGAGAACCTGGTCAACAACATGGACTTCACCATCTCAGGAGAAGGTGAGTTTCGCAAGAAGGACAAGACGACGGAAGTCGGCGCCATCACCATCTCGAAATATATTTTCGATGAGGTACAGGCAGGCCGTCAGCCGACAGTCTGGGTTCGCTTCGACTTCACCGGTGAAGACGCTGGCACTTATATCATGGGCTACTTCAACACCACATCCTGGTCTGGTGATTTCGGCACCTCGGATATTTCGACCTTCTCTGGTGAGTGGAAAGTTGCTGATGCAGACTCCGTGGTATTTGAGGTCGCTCCGCCGGCGCTGGCGTTCACCACCAACCTGCCGACGACCAAGAGCGTGACGGCCGGATCGGCGCTGAATATGTCGGTCGTGGTTGAGGGTGGCACAGCGCCTTACACCTACGTCTGGAAGAAAGACGGCACGGTTGTCAGCGGGCAAACAACGGCGACATTCAACAAGGCCAGCGCTGTTTCTGGTGATGCCGGGGTTTATACCTGTGAAGTCACCGACTCTTCCGCGACACCAGTCAAGATCACGTCTGCATCCTGCACGGTCACTATCAGTTAACCACCAGGCCAGTTCGTGAATAGTACAAAGGGCGTTTACGCGCCCTTGATACTGTTTATGGAGCGACTATGACCCCCATTAAAGAATTAGGCGAATGTGTAATCGGATTCGGTGACCGGGAATTTTTTTTTCGGCCGTCGTTTCGCAACATGGCACGCATTGGAGAGCCGGAGGAAATTGTCCAGGCGTTCTATGACCTGTGCAATGACGAGACGGCGCCATTCGCGCAGCGCGCAGCCGAGGCCTATGTCCGCGATGAGTACAGCCGCCTTCCTGATTGCGTCCTGCGGTTTATGCAAAGCGGGCTTCTGTCACGCAAAGCGATCATGGCCGCGCATACGGTACTGACAGCATGTTGTGACGATGATATCGGCGATCTGGTTGGCTGGATGAAGCCAGCTAAATCACGTAAGCGTGGCTTTGTCTGGCGTCCGGGTAGTATGCCCCCGGAAAGTATGGTCATCGTCGCGCAAAACCTGATGATGCACGGCATCATCGGCAAAGCGAAGGTGCGCAAGCTGCAGCGTTACGAAACGAACGAAACAACCGCAGAATTCCGCGCAGCCGACTACATCATGGCGGCCCGCAACCATTTCGGAATAAGCCGGGAAGAGGCCGAGAACCTCACGATGACAGAATTCAGCTTACTTCTGAATGCTAAATATCCGAACCAAAAGGGCTTCACGCGAGAAGAGTACGACACGGTCATGGACGAAGACGATCGCCGCTGGCAGGCGATGATGGAGCAGGAGCGAACCATGACAAGCCGCACGAAGAATTAACCCCAAGACTAACCGAATATCAGCCTCGCATCCGCGGGGATTTTTTACATCCGTTTGTTCGTGATCGGCTAATGCCGATCCACTTCTGACGCGCCTCGCACGCGCATTTAACACAGGACCTTTCAGGATGACCCTTGAGGATGCCGGCTGGCTGTCGGTGCCCTTCTGTGGGCCGGTTTCCTGTGCGACAAGGTTCATCACTCAAAGGTAGACCGATATGAAATATCCAACAGTAATTAATGGGTTAGACTTTCGAGATCTGATTTTTGTGGCCGATAACGACCCGGTAACTGACTCGTTTATGGTAGCGAAGGCATTTGGAAAGTTGCCTAAAAACGTAATTCGCGACATTGAGCGAACTATCGAGGCCTGTCCCCCGGAGTTTGATACAAAACTCAACTTTGAGCTTTGCTATAAAAACAATGAGTTGCAGAACGGAAAGCCGCAGAAATTCTATCGACTCCGCAAAGATGGATTGATGCTTCTGGTTATGTCCTACACCAAAAAAGAGGCGATGCGTATCAAGATCGCCTACATCAACGCCTTCAACTGGATGTACGCGATGCTTCAGGTAGGGCGGCGCCAGTTTGAAGAAGAGCGTAACGCCGTCATGCTGGAGTTCCTGAAAGAGAAGGATATTGCCAGTATGTCTGGTCGCCTGTTACGCCGGTGGGGGAAAGAGAAGAAGCCCCAGCTACTTTCACGCATTGAGCAACTGGACAAGCAAGGTCAGTTGGCATTGCCCGGCGTTCCTGGCGCGCTTACCGAAGCATGAAACCCACAAATTCGTGGTTTTTGGATAGCCCACTCAGGTGGGCTCAGTTGCAATAAAGCAACATCGCGTTGATCCCCCACAACCTCGGTTGTATACTCGATTGCATCAGGTATTCATTTGTATCCCATTCAACTATCGGAGGAAGCATGAAAGCAACAGTACGCCGCTACTTACGCGCTGCCGGAAGCATTCTTGATATCGCTCCGTCAACCGATTACGTCAAAATCGCCAAAAGAGCCATTGGCACCGATCCATTGCGTAGTGATTTCAGACGCATTGGCGGAGATTTTGGACGCGCAATTACATTAGCAAATGCAGCAAAAGCCGAAGCCGCAAAGCAATAACAATGTTGTCGCAAAGGCCGGCAAGATAGAGAAGGAGCTGGAGGCAAATCCAGAAATCATCGACGTCTTGCTTGGTAGCGGGAAGTTTCAGGCTATGGTCAGGCATGAAACTCATTACTCCGGACCTCTTCCTCCTCCCGAAGTGATGCAGAGCTATGATGAGGTCCTACCCGGCGGCGCGGAACGGCTGTTTGCTATGGCTGAGAATGAGCAGAAATTCAGACATAGCACTCAGGATATGGCCATCAGGGGCACCATAAGTCGGGATAAAAGAGGTCAGTGGATGGGCTTTGCGATAACACTGGTGATACTTGGGATCGCCTCTGTTTTTGCTTATCGTGGTAATACCATCTTTGCTGGCACTTTAATTGGGCTTGATCTTATTGGGCTTGCAACAGTCTTTGTAATAGGCCGCCGAACTCCTCCGAGAAAAGAAGGCTAAGACCTTATGTTTCTCTACCCGCTTAACTGCGGGTTTTGTCGTATCGCTTCCCCTCTGCTACGATTGCCGCATCATTTACTGATGGGGATAGGGATATGAGGAAGTTTCTGTTAGTGGCTTCGCTTTCGTTGGCATTCAGCACAGCGGCGTCAACAAGCTATACAAAAGAACAGCTTAATTCAATGGCCGCATCAGGACAGTATCCTGAGCAAGAGTCTCCCGTAACTAAAAGTGTGCAGGTGGTTGATTTTGATCACTGCAAACAAGATGCGTATAACATTTTTAGCCAGATTAGTGATAGTTATCCGGCCAATGTAATAGTAGATACGAATGTTCTTTACATAGTTAAATTCTGGACCAACGATGGAACAGTTATGATCTCCTGTTCTGAACCGGATGGAAAGAAGGTTGTAACGTCGTCTGCTTACAAATAAAGGCCATTAAAATGATGAATGAGAAGTCTATTCATAAAGAGTGCGGGGTAGCGATGTGAGGCGGTTAATCATTATCGGGCTACTTTTCTTGTCACACTTTTGTTATGCAAAATCTGATACTCAGATCATTAATGATGCAAAAGAGGCAGTAAGAAAAGAGCTATCTCAGAAGTATAAGCCGGGAGACTGCGAAAGATGGCGATTACTTGAAGCTAGCGGTAAAGCCAGAAGTGGCTCTGCTGTCATTATTTGTGACAGTAATTTCAACCCATTGTTAGGACTGGATTTCTCAGAGATAAAGGTTTTCAGAAATGAAAGCTTAAACGCTGTCTGTGGTATTGTCTCTGGACATACCGATATAAGTAAAATTGGAGGTCGGTTCGTTTATACAGATGGTGATGCAGGGCATGTTTTCATTAAGAAATCAAAAGAGCCTGCTTTCTTATCTGATAAGAGCGAGAGCGGTCGCAATATGTTGAAGTTACTGGATCAACAATTAAAAATTGAGTCCAGAAGCTGCGGCTAATGCAGAGTACGTAATTGGCAAATAATTACGAAACTTTCGTAGACAACACAAACCTCGCTCCGGCGGGGTTTTTTATTGCCCGGAGAAAGGTATGGCTGAAGGTGAAAATCTTGGCGGAGTCTACATTGAGATTGAGGCCGATGTTGCAAAATTGCTTACTGGTCAGCAGCAGGCGAATAAAGCCCTAGATAACATTGGCGATAATGCACAAAAAACATCAGGGCAATTCAAAAAGCTTGATACGCAACTTAATGCTACCTCGAAAGTGATGTCTTCAGGGTTGAAGGGAAGCGTTCAGCAGGCAGGTTATCAGATCCAGGACTTCATCGTTCAGGTCCAAGGTGGTCAATCTGCATTGGTAGCATTTAGTCAGCAAGGGTCGCAGCTGGCTGGAGCATTCGGGCCGGGTGGTGCTATCGTCGGGGCGCTAATCGCGCTTGGAACTGTTGTTGCAGGGACTTTAATTTCTTCTCTCAATGGTGGCAAAAGTGCAATGGATGCGCTTAAAGATGCCGCCGAGAGGATGAATGATGTTATCTCTGTTTCTACTCAGGGTATCGCTGCACTTTCTGACAAATACGCAAACCTTGCTAGAGTGAATGCTACCGCTGCAACATTACTCAGAAATCAGGCTGCGATTGAATACAATCAGGCAATTTCAAAGATACCTAAAGCCATCGGTGATGCCGCTGACTCCTTCCTTTCATTTGGAGATAAAGCTATTTCAGCTTTTGGTGGTGGTTATGCATCAATTGACGGATTCAACGATCGGCTTAAGTCGCTAAATATCACGACAGATGATTACAAATCTGCGATGAATCAGGCGTATGGTGCGGGACAGGCGTTCTCGGCAACAGCCAATAGCATCGGCAATACTGTCGGTGCCGTAGCCTCTAGATTGGGTATTTCTGAAGAGGCGGCGTTTGGTCTTACTAAGCAACTCGCCGATCTAAGCGATAACCCATCACCTCAGGCTCTGCAGACTTTAGCGTTAAGAATTGGCGATATGATTTCGTCATCAAAAAACGCCAAGCCGGAGTTAGTAGAGCTTTACAACAAGATAGTAGACCTTTCCACCGGAGCATCTCAGGCGGCCTTTAACTTTGAAATGTTAAAGAAGTCCACTGATAACCTAACCGCCGGGCAAAAAAGCTTAATTCAGCAGTCCGAGAGGAATCTGGCGCTCTCTAAACTACAAGGTGCCGCAAGGGCAAAATTAGCGGCTCAATATGCAGCTGAGGATGCGGGATTCTCGAAAGACGATCCGCACACCAAGCGAATGATGGATGATGCTGCCGCGACTTACACCAATCTCGATTCGCATAAGAAGCTGACAGCGGAGCAGAAGAAAGGTGAGAGTCAGGCAGAGAGAAATGCAAAAGTTGTCGAAGAGTACAGCCAGAAAGCAAAATTGGCTGCCGATTCTACAAGCGAACTCTCGCGCGAACAGGCGATACTGGCAGCAAAACAGAAGTTAACGAATGCTACACCGCAGCAGGTTGCTCAAGTTGAACGTGATGCAGCGGCGGCATGGGATACGGCCAATGCTCTCAAAGCCCAAGCTGCCGCTCAAAAGCTCCTCCCTGAAACAAGAGAGAACGCCTCTTATCAGCAGGATATGAAGGATCTGAAAACTGCTCTTGATGGGAAGAGGATTACCCAGCAACAGTACGATCAAACCAGTGAGCAACTGGAGGCTCAGCATCAGGCCAACCTTGCCAAAATACGCTCACAGCAGGTGGTTAACCCAACCCAGCAGGCACTTGCCGAAGTTGACCCGGTGCAGCAGTTGGCCAACCAGCACGCGCAGGAGCTGGCGCTGATTCAGCAGTTCGAGCAGCAAGGGGTTCTCGCTCATGAGAATGCATTGGCGCTGAAAAATGCCGCTGACCGGCAATATGAGCAGCAGCGGATCGCAGCTCAATGGGAAATCCTCAGCCAGCAAAGCCTCGGCTATAACATGCTGACGAGTGCGGTGGATGCCTTTAGCGGGAATGCCTCCAATGCAATAACCGGCCTGCTAACCGGCACAATGTCAGCCCAGGAGGCGATGCGGTCACTTGGGAATACCATCCTGAACAGCGTGATCAACAGCATTGTCCAGGTTGGCGTCGAAGCGCTGAAAAATTACATTCTCGGTCAGACGCTCGGCGCCGCATCGGTGGCGACATCAGTCGGACTGGCGGCAACTACCGCTTCCGCCTGGGCTCCTGCGGCCGCGATGGCATCGCTCGCCTCGTTCGGTGCTAACGCTGGTCCGGCTGCAACTGGTATCAGTTCGACAGTGGGACTGGCTAACGGGCTTGCGCTTGCCGGCGCCCGCTACAACGGCGGCCCGGTATCAGCCGGCGGCCTGTATCAGGTCGGCGAGAAAGGCAAGCCAGAGATTTACCAGGCCAGTACCGGCAAACAGTACATGATCCCCGGCGATAACGGGAAGGTCATCAGCAATAAGGATATGAATGGCGGACAGGTCCAAGTAAACATCCAGTTTTATGACCAGACCAGTGGCGGACAGCATTCATTCCAGGCGCAGGCCAGCCAGGAAGGTGGTGTTGTGACAGTGGAAGCTTTTCTTACCGATGTTGATCGCAATGGGCCAATGTCCTCAGCAATTCAGAGCGCTTTTGGTCTCGGAAGAAAAGCGCAAGGTGCTTACTAAGCCAAACCCGCTCCGGCGGGTTTTTTAATGGGTGAACATTATGAAAGTAGCAATCGAAGTTAATGGTGAGGTTATCTGGTACCGCGACAGCGATAAACAGGAGGGGATGGCGTCGTTGGGCTACTTGAAGGACGGCACACAGCAGAAGATCATTGCCGCCCTTGAGGAGGCCCTGTTTCAGGCAAAAGGTCAGCTAAATTTACCGGATGATATTGATTGAGTACTGAATATTATTTTCCTTACTGAGGAAGGGATTTCATCACATTCTCTGTTTCGCGAGCCTCGAATCTCGATGTCCAGCCACAGGAGCCACAATGGTACGGAAAATCATCAAAACCACTTCCGACTTGTTTATGACAGTTGGGACAATAAACCGCGTTGACGTAGCCACCCGAGGGATTTTTTCTAAAGGCCGCGCCCATGTGCTCGACAAACTGATCCTTTGCCCTGTAAGCCGATATTTCCTTCTCAAGTTCTACGTTTTTGGCTTTCGCCTCGGCAAGTTCTTGTACGGTGGCAGCATGGGCTTTCTGAAGTACGTCAATTTGCTCGCCGATGAAAGCGATGCGCTCGCGCAAGACCTCATTGCTCTGAACCGCAGAGAGAGCGCCAATTCCGCTCTTAAGAGAAGTAATGAGTAAACCGATATCCATAATTATCCGCCGATTTGTGTAGGGGTATTCAGCCTAACCTGGTAACGAATCGGCGAACATCCTGATAAAAGATCAGTGCCGCAGTCGCGGCATTTTTTATGCCCGGAGGAAACGTGGCAACTGTTCAATACCCTCCGTTCCTGCCGCTTCCCCAGCGCGCCGATCAGAACATGACGCAGGATACAGCCTGGCAGACGACGCAGACGGCAGTCGGTCCATTGATAATCACGCCGATCACCACGGACCTTAAGGCGACATGGACGCTGCAGTGGATATTCACGCTGGCCCAGGCTGAGCGCTTTAAGTCATGGCTGCGATCGCCGACCTACTGCGACCGCGGACGCAACTGGTTCCAGATGCCGATCGACCTGGGTGATACACAGGGCGTTCAGCAGCAGACGCTGCATTTCGTCGACATGCCGGTGCAGACCAGCAAAAACGGCAACATTGTCACCTGGACCGCAACGGTTATAAGCAACGGTATCGAGGACATTACCGAGGACTATGACGACTGGATCGTAGAGGCCCAGCCTGGCTACGGATACTGGCTGGATTACCTGATAACCGAAGTGATGCCGAGGGCTGACTAATGCCGACTTTGAGAGAGTGGAAAGAGCGGCGGCCGGCCAGCGATATCAAACAGACGGTGGAGTTTTATCATCCTGCGTTTGGTTATTACCGGGTGGTCAATAACCTTTTTCGACCGGCGACGTTTGGCGGAAATGCCTTCGAGCCTGCGCGGTTCAGCGTGACCGAGCCGGCGCAGGACGGAACGGCGGTCATATCAATGACCATAACGTTTGTCGCCGCCACGGAACATGTACGGCAGACACTGAAAAGCTGGCGCGGGGCGGCGCGCATGACGCCGATAAAGTGCCTGTATCAGCAGTGGAACGCGATCGGCGATGCATCATCTCTGAAAGACTGGACGCTTTACGTGAACGACATTTCAGCCGATGCCAGCAACGTCACCGTGACCGCCGGCAAGACTAATCCGCTGACGCTGGCCAACTCCATCATTTACACCACGAAAGACTATCCCGGACTGATCACCGTATGACACAGAGCGACTTTATCGGGCTTGTTAACGGCAAGCCCTGGGCTAACCGCGCCTGCAGTTTTGAGCAGCTGGATTGCTGGGGACTCGTCGTTTTGTATTACCGGCATGTGCTCGGCCTGGAGCTGCATCACATCGCCGGCTACGAATCGGGCGCGGATTTCATCACCTGCTACGAACAGGAGCACGCGCACTGGCAGCGTGTGCCGGTGGCGGCCGCCGGATGCATCGCCGTTTTTTACCGCGGCGAAGTGCCGGCGCATATCGGTGTGATGATCAGCCCGGTTAAGTGCCTGCATGCCCGCGGGGAATTTGGTTTCGTGCGCTGCGATAGCCCGCTGGCATTACTGAAGGTTTACAGCAAAGTGGAGTACATGGTGCATGGTGCGATATGAGTTACAGAGGCTGCCTGGCGCGCCGCTGCAGCGGGGAACGGTAGATGCCGGTACCACACTGGTGAGCCTGCTGGATTCTCTGCAGCTGCACCGCGATGTTATCGTGAAACTGAATGGCCGAGCGCTGCCGGACGATTACGATATCAGTCGGCCACTGCGATCCGGTGATACTGTGGCTGTGTTCGACCAGCCAGAGGGCGGGGTGGGAAAGCTCATCACCACGATATTGCGTCCGGTCACGAAAATCCTCTCCGGCGCGCTGAAGGTGTTCGGACTGTCAAATAAGCCTAGTGCGTCGGTATCGGTGGCGACAGGCGAATCCCCCAACAACGACTTAACCGGCCAGACGAACCGCGCGCGACTCTACAAGGGGCGCCCGAACATTTACGGCCAGTGCCGCGTCTTCCCTGACCTGATTCAGGAGGCGCTGTTCGAGTTCGTCGACAACAACAAACAGCTTACGGAATGGTTCGAGGTCGGTTACGGCCGGTACACCATCTCCTCGATCCGCTACTCGGAATCGAACCTCGGCAGCCTGGCGGGAGCCAGTTCTGCGATTTATAACCCGGGTGACGTGATCGGAACAATTGAGGTTGGGTATCAGTTCGATGACGTCGATAACGAGACAGTCCCCGGCCTGAACGAAAGTCAGGACTTCCCGGCTCAGACAGCGACCACGACGGCGCCGACATCGGTGGCGATCGAGAGTAATCAGCTCAAAGCCATTGTGCTGTCGAACGATGACAACTTTGCATACTTCGCCGCACTGGCGGTGCCACACCCCGTATCATTCGTCATCAACGCCACCTGGAACGATGGCGGCACAAGCGTCACGCGGAATGTCACCGGCGCCGGGAATATCATCTCCTCAGAGAGCTTTATTGGCGACGACACGCTTTCTTACACGACGTTCTATATTGGCGAACTCTCGGGAGAAATTACGTCTCTGCCGGGCAATGCGGTTATCAACGCGACGCTGTTCACGCTGAATGACCAGACCCCTCTGGTTATCGGACCGTCAGTGTCGCCGATTGTCTCGACGCAGGTCTGGGTGCATGTGCTGGTTCAGCTCGGCGCGACGGCCGGCACAACGCAATACAGGATCAAGTTCTGGCAGGTCGATGACGACAACAATCAGGTGCCCGGTACGTCAGAGCAGCACGATTATTTCTTCGATAACGACTTCCAGGTGACGACCCGGTATTTCCGCACAACGCACAAGTTTGTCCCGGCTGCCGGGGCGGGGCGCTATGCGGTGACCATCGAACGCCTCGACAACAGCAATGACGCTAACGTCGTGACGCTGATGGCAATCCACGCGGTGAACGTGCGCGAAAACGTTGTTTATCCGGAAGACACGATTGCCCGCATCACGATTAAGGGGTCGAATGACAGCAACTCAAACCGCGAGCAGAAGTACAACATGCTGGCGCAGCGGCATACCATCAGCTACGACCGGACAACCGGAGCGGTTGATTACACGCTGCGGCCAAGTCGGTCGTTTGCCGACGCTATCCTTCACGAATGGGTGGTTGTCGGTAAGCAGGACGTAGCCAGTATTGACGTCGCGGCGCTGTATGCCATTGCCGATTCGCTGCCGGATGCCCAGCTTGGATATTTCGATTACACCTTCTCGGATGAGAAACAGCCTCTTGGTGAGCGCATAGCGACGATCGCCAATGTGGCCCGCGTTGACGGCAATAACATCGGCGATGTGCTGACGTTCTGGCGTGATGAGAAAGTGACAAATCCCGATGCGGTTTTTGCGCGCTCAAACATGTTCTGGGACGAGTACAAAGTAGCCTGGCAAATGTCTCTCCCTGGTGGTTACGACGGCGTGGCGCTGGATTACGTTGACCCGCTGACGAACAAGAAGGCGTACATCTACCTGCAGATCGACAGCAGCGGCATCACTGAGGTTGAGGATGCCACTGTTAACGCGATGCAGATCAGCCTGGACGGCTGCCGAAACGCCACCCAGGCAACCGACAGGGCCTGGCTTGAGGCGAGAAAAATTCTCTACTCACGCCTGACCATGACGGTGAAAGTGCTCGAAGAGACCCAGGTTGTTCGCGGCACGGTGGTTCAGTGTCCTGACATGTACGACAACGCGCAGCAAACCGGTTATATCACCGGGCGATCCGGAGACGTATTTGCGACCTCAGAGCGTCTCGACTTTTCTCTCGGCGATATGTGGGTGGTTATGACCGACAGCCTCGGAAATTACCGCGGGCGCTGGCGGGCCTATCCGGTAAGCGGCAAGCCCAAAGCATTTCAGGCTGCGGCCGATACTTTCGATCTGAACATTTATGACCGCAAAAATGTACAAAACCCCAGCCGGTATTTCATCGCTACCGACTCGGAACTTAATTCCACTATCTGGCGCGTCGATAGCGCCAAACCTAACGGTGACGATACTCAAACCCTCTCACTCACTGAATATTCAGACTCGATTTATCCGTAACACACAGCAGTAATTACCAACCTTCGCGCACAACATCAGATTAATTCTGAGGGGTTTGTGCGCCTTTTACATAGGGCGACATGCACAATGGCAGAAGTACCGTTACCAACTCCCACAGATAACGCTGTTCCGAGCACGGATATCCGGGATGCAGTTTATGCCGGCGCCATGCTGGATAAGGTTGTCACCAGTACCGAGTTGACATATACCGATCGCCTCGGCGGAGAGCATTACACCGTAGATGGAATTAAGGCAGAAGGGGATAAAGTTGTCGAAGAGACGCGGCAGAATCTGATCCCTCTAAGTCGCCAGTATATGACATTGGCTGATGCACAGGCAGACATCGCTAATATTCCTTCAGGTTCAACAACTTATGTCCGCAGTCAGGACGGCAGTACGCTTGCGGATGAGTACATAAACGTCAGTGGAACTTTGCAGCCTACCGGGCGGCGGATGCTCCGTGACGACTACGGATACCAGGTATCACCAGACAGTGTGGCCCTGGCTGGTTATGACCCGGAGACAAAAAGAGTGGCCCCATTTTTAAATACGGATGGTCGACTTATCCAAATCGGTCCTGATGGGAAATATTATGAGCTCCTCACGCCGCAGGAGGCGGAGTTATACGCACTGGGAAGCGAGGGACAGGTGACGCAGTTTATCGGCGGTGAAAAGGTGTGGCGTATGATCGTTGACGCCGCTACCAACCAAATCGTTGAGGCTTACACGGTTGGCGGACATCACTGGATCTATTCCGATAGCGGCCTGGTTCTGGTTAACCAGGAGAGTGGGGGAGGTGGCGACGATGATGCCAACCAGCTCCCTGAGTATGGACTTCATTTGTCAGGGTCTACGGTATATCCATACTCAGAAGATGTACCGGTCTGTTTCATTTTTGTAACTGCTGGGCAGTCCAACGCACGTGGTTATTGCCCTGACGCCGATCAAACTATTGTCGCGGCAACGCCAGTTTATCCCGATAACGCGTTTATGTTATCTGGTGGGGTCAGGAGAACGGGGACGCGCAGCACTACTCTGGTGCCACTGGTTGAGGCAGTAAGCGGCACTGATAAGGAGACTGCAGCGTCTGGCTTGGCAAACACCTTCATTCGCGATATGGCTGCAGCTACCGGAATCATGCCGCGCACGCTATCAATCGTATGTGCGCAGTCTGGTCAGGCTTACGAGTACCAGAAACGGGGTAACCAGGTATATCAGTATCTGCTCGATTCAATCGAAGACTGCGTAACGGCCTGTAAGGCTAAGGGCTGGCTGCCGATTGTTCTGTGCGTTGACTGGATGCAGGGGGAGTCCGACGAGGACTGGAGTGGGCTTCGAGAGGGGATGTATGAGTCGCGACTTCATCAATACCAGCGCCAGGCCATCAGTGACATCATGGCAAGAACGGGCCAAAACGAACCGCCGATTATAGCGCAAACGCAGATCGGATACGTTAACGATAACCACGGAGCATTTACAGGACAATATGTCAGGATGTCAGTAAATAAACTTCATGGTCATGAGCAGTTCAGGTGTGTAAATACTCTTTATCAGTATGATTTTATTTCTGACGGTTTGCACCTCACCTGTGCAGCACAAAATAAACGTGGCGCGGCTGTGGCAAGAGCAATTGTCCAGGAGTGGTTTGCCAGCGGATGGTACGGAATGGTTCCGTCTGGTTTCGTGTGGAACTCACCCACACAAATACAAATTAATGTCCCTTCGTATACCAACCTGACGATAGACACGACCAATATTAGTACTGATGGCCTGGCAAATTACGGTTTTAACTACACAGATGAAACTGGTGCTCCACCTGCTATATCTAGCGTCGCGATCAGCTCGGACGGCAAGGGGGTACTGATTAACCTGGCGACCGCCCCATCTGGCCGTTTTGGGCGCGTTTCCTATGCGACAGTAGAAAACCCACTTCAGAGCGGCGCATCTGTAAAACCTTCCGGGCGGACTCTTGGTGCGAGAGGGTGTGTACGATCTTCCGCTGGAATCACCTGGGTGTATGACACATCCGTAACTCTCTACGACTGGCTCCCTGCTTTTCGAATCAACGTTTTCTGAGGATAAAAAATGCGCCTTCTTTACACTGACACAGGGTTAAATAACCCGTTGCTTCCCGTTTATTCTTTGACAGCTGCGGAAATAGCACTGGCAAATTTAAATCCCACCATCTGGTCACCTGCAACGGTTGATTTTATCAAGCCAGGGGTCGGGCAAAAAGTTTCCGCACTCGCAAACAGAATTGATGGAGGTAAATTCAATTCTCAGGCTAGCCTGGAACCCACGACAAAATATAATGGGTCAACTCTGCAGGGTATTAATTTTTCAGGTGCTGAGGGTCTTTTCGGGGATACGCCAGTGGCACTGAATGGGACAATAAATACGTTTGCTTTTATTTATCAGCTACCATCAGGTGCATTACCATCAACCCCTACAGACAGAATAGTCATCGCAACCCAGGAAACAACCCCTCATGGGGTTGGTATTCGCACTACTTCATCTGGTAATTTCCCCGTGTTTTTTAACGGTGGCACACAGCCAGATGTTCCTTTCACCCCATCAAATATGGGGTCTGGTTTGTTTTGCGCCGTGGTTATGTGCGCAGATGCCTCAGCTGGAAAATATGCGATAGCATATCAAAGGTCTGACCAGACAACGGTAACAACCAGACAGGTAACTGGCTATACGATACCTGCATACACCACGTCTCAAAAAATGAATTTAGGCGGTGCTGGAGATGGGGCTATTTCACCCCTGACGTCTGTGCTGTCAGACGCAATAGTGATACCTGGTTTGTATTCCTACGGGACCAGTGCCCAGGATGTCATTTTTGCATACCTGATGGAGAGAATTGGGAAAATAACAGGCTAATCAACTTAATAATTGCCGGAATAACGAAATTATGCCGCTGGTATTGATCTTCAATCCCAACAAAACTACTGTATATAAAAACAGTATTTTGATGGAGGGAAGATCATGCTTAGACAGTCAGACATCGCCGCGGCGTTCCGCGAGTCGGTATTGCGAAACGCCAAAGGCTACCAGTACCTTCACACCCGTGACTTCGTTTCGGCGCTGCGCCGGCGCGGAATCCACTTCTCCGAGGTGGAAGCCAACACCTGGATCGCACGCGAGCAAACGTATTTCGTCGATAAGACGCCGGACCATAGTGAAAACAGGCTGTGGATGATGGCCAACATGGGGATGGTGATCTAATGGGATTCCCTTCACCCGCGACGGACTACGTCGAGCAAGGCTGTCTGTTAACACGATCTGCAATGTCGGGCCTAACACGCTCCTGTTCGAGCGTTCTGGCGGTTACGTTGTGCTGGATATCTCCCTGAAGCCAAAACAGGGGAGCCAGGTTCTGATCCAGCACGGAGGCGGGACGGAACTTGCCACGCTGAGAGGAAAGGCGCTGATAACCGAAGATGGTGAAGCGATCGAGGGCGAAGTCTTGGACGATGTTACTGTCATCGGTGTAGTGACATTTACTATCTGCGATGTGCGCCAGGACAATGCGGTTGTTTAGTTGCTGTCAGCTCGATGCTGCTGTGTCGTAGATGTGGCGTGACAGGAATGCACGATAAAGACAGGGATGTATTCAAACGACACGAAACGACACAAAACCGGATGCGAACGCGGAAAACATGTGTGATTACAGTGTGTTATTTAACGCTCTACTTTCTTCTAAGCCGTAGGTCACAGGTTCGAATCCTGTAGGGCGTGCCATTTAATAATCAATCACTTATCAACTTCCTCCAGTCGCTGATTTTTCCTTGTGGGACATATTTGGGACATCTTCTGCAAAAATTTGCAAAAATTGAGTCAATTTGACGTGCGTGCTCAGTTAAATGGTTAGGTGCCAGGTGAGCATATCGACGGACCATTTCGATGATTCTAATGTCTTGTAGTATCTGTCGGACGATGGCCAGTCAGAGTACAGCATTACTGCTCTGTAATATCGAACAGAATGGTTAATGCTGGTTATAGCTGAGTGCAGAATAAGCGCTCTGCAGGAATGTGAAAATATGTTGCCGGTAACAGGCTAATAGTCATTATAGCTTTAGGTTCTGTCTGACTGGGTTAAATATCGCATTTTAAGCTGGCGTGAAGTACAGTTGTTATAGATCAATATTGAACACTATTTGAAAGCATACCCTCGATGTTCATCCACTACCTGGAAAGATCCGAATGAACATCAAATTCGTCGCCATCTCCGTATTCGCTGTTGTGTGCGTCTTTGCATCAGATATTTCCATCGCCAAATCGAATTCCTTAAGCGATGATCAGGTCAGTCAAAGGATTATTGATGACTCTGTCGCATCCTACCCCGGTACTTGTGCCTGTCCCTTCAATACCGCCCGGAACGGCAGCTCGTGCGGTGGCCGCAGTGCCTGGAGCAAAGCTGGTGGGTACTCACCTATTTGCTACAAGAAAGAGGTAACAAAGGAGATGGTTAAGGCGTGGCGACAAGAGAATCAATGATAACGATCAATATCTGAACCAGGTGATTACTTACACTGGAATAGTAGTTTAAATAATATTAAATGATTATTTCGAATACTGCAGCCCATTTGCAGTAAGCACTGTTCTGGTAGAGGCGGCAGAGGCCACGGCGTATATCTTTTTACCTTGTGATATTTGAACCCAGCAAATCTATTTCCCCTGCCTGATAGACTTAGTGTCACCGTATCCTGTTACTAAGAGCACGGGGCTACCTACTCATAAGACACTTCCTCTTCTTACGAGGAAACCGGTTCAGCGTGTTGTGTGTGGAGACAGTACCCATCAACTCAAACTGATAACAAAAAGTTTAATTTTTTTCCCCGCCGCGCTGACTATAGTTAGGGCACTTTCACTTGCCCAATAAGGTCACGATTATGAAATTAGTTATCGCCTCCGTAATTTCTCTGCTCAGCTTCAGCGCGCTGGCGGCGCCAGAGGGGACGCTCAGCGTACACATTCTTAATCAGCAAACCGGGCTCCCTTCACCGGGGGTGCAGATTGAGCTGGATAAACAGCAGGGGGAGAGCTGGCAGCATATCGCCACCGGTAAAACGGATGCCGATGGGCGGATAAAATCGCTCTATCCGCAGGCGGAGAATATGGAGCCGGGGGTGTATAAAGTGACGTTTAAAACCGGTGACTATTTTAAAAGCCAAAATATGAATACGTTCTTCCCGGTGATTCCGGTTATTTTTAATGTCACAAAGCAAAATCAAAAACTGCATATCCCGCTGCTGCTCAGTCAGTACGGATACTCTACCTACCGCGGCAGCTGATGACCCAAGCCGCTATCCAGCCAACGCCTGCGCGGCTTCCGCAGGCGTCACGCTTTTCTCGCACCACGATGTCCACGCCTAACGCTCGGTCTCTTTCTCTTTAAAGTGTTTAACGGCTTCGTCGTACATCGCCAGCAGGCCGGAAATTTCGCCTTCATATTGCGGCACGCGCTGGGCGCGAACGAGCTCAATCAGCAGCGCATAGGCTGCTTCTTCCGGGGCCGCATGTGGATTGATCAGTCCAGACAT